ACCGCCGAGCTGTCGTACTACAAGGCCGAGATTGATGGTGCTGTGATCCATGAGATCGACGTGATGAACACGATCCGCATCATTGACGGCGTTGATCAGATCGCCGACGTACGCAAGGCGCTCGGCATGTAGGAACGTCGGCCGGCGGCAACGCCGGCAAAGTAACTTTTCGATAATCCGAAGGGGCGGTCCATTGACCGCCCCTTTGTCATTTCTGAGGTGCTGAATGGAAACCGTGAAGATCACGCTGAAGTATCCCGTCTCGTTCGACGGCGTTGTGCGCAACGAACTGGTAATGCGCCGCCCGAAGGTGCGCGACATGCGTACCGCCAGCAAGCAGGCGCAGGGCGACGACGAGCTGCGCGAAATTGTGCTGTTCGCGACGCTGGCTGAAGTCGCTCCCGACGATATCGAAGCAATGGACATGGTCGATTACGACGCCATGCAGCGTGCGTACGAATCCTTTCGATCCATTCGTCCGGCTTCCAATCGCGACGGTGAAAGCGCTGGCTCGGCGAATGATGAAGGAGTACGGAACGCAGCCGCAGTCGGTTGACGACATGACGATCGACGATTTGTTGTGGTGGCTGACCGATTGAGCGAGGACTGACATGGCACGCGATATTGCACTTGGCATCGTCATCGGCGGTGCCGTGTCGGCAACGCTCGGTAAGGCGTTTGCCGATACGAATTCGAAGATCGTCGGACTGCGCAAGACTGCAAGCGAACGCGGCATGTGGCAGCGGCAGATTGGCGAGACCATCAAGCTGCAGGAAGAGTTTCGCCGACTGCATCTTGCCGGTGACAGCGCTGCGGACGGGATCCGGCGCAAGCTGGACAACAACGTCCGTGCGCTACGTGATGCCGGCTTCGAGGTGGATCGGCTCGACCGCGCGTATGCGCGGCTTGGGCGCACCGTGCGGGGACTTGAGCTGAAAGCCGCCGGACATGAGCGTCTGGCCGCTGGTCGCGAGGGCATGCGCAGTGCGGCCGGCGATGCGGTGAAGCTTGGCGCGGCCGTTGCCGTGCCGACCGCTGTGTCTGCACAGTATCAGGCGATCATCCGGGATATCGCCATCAAGGCCGGCATCGCACGCACCGAGCAGGAGCGCGTGATGTCCGAGCGCATCCGCCGTGATGCGTTGTCGAACGGCATGGGACGCAACGAGCTGGCCGACGCGGTCAACCAGATGGTCGCGGCCGGGATGGACGTCGACCGGGCGCTGAACTTCGGCCCGGCCGTCGCGAAATTCTCGGTCGGTCAGGGGGCGTCGAGCGTCGAGACCGCGCAGATGATCCAGGCGCTGCAGCAGAACGCCAACATCACGGATCCCAAGGCGATGATGAAGGCGCTTGAGGCGATTGCGTACCTCGGCAAGGAGGGCTCGTTCGAATCCGTCGACATGGCCCGATGGTTCCCCGTGCTGCTCGCCGAAATGAAGAAGATCGGCATCACGGGGCAGGACTCCGTGACGCAGCTCGGCGCGATGCTCCAGGTGCAGATGAAGACGGCGGGCAACGCCGACGAGGCGGCGAACAACCTGAAGAACTGGTTCTCGAAGATCGGGTCGGGCGAGACCGAGCGCAATTACAAGAAAGCCGGCGTCGACTACGAAGCGAAGATGAAGGAGGCGATCGGCAAGGGATGGTCGACGTTGGAGGCGTCGTTCGTTCTCGCGCGGGCCTACATCGAACGCGTCGACCCGAAGAAGGCCGCGCAGCTCGCGGCGGTGGCGAAGCAGCTGAACAGCGAACTGGATCCCGCCAAGCGGCAGGCGCAGATGCGGGCCTTCGAGGACACGATGAAGACCGGCGACCTGTTCAACGACATGCAGGTCAAGGCGGCGTTGACGGCCTACATGCAGAACGCCGACCTTTATCAGAAGCTCAAGCGCAATGCGGCCGACGCGAACGGCGAGATCGACAAGGATCTCGCCGACCGGCGTGCCACGTCGAAGCAGATCTGGAGCGAAGTCGTGCAGCAGTGGGACGACGCGATGCGCAGCATCGGCGACGCGCTGCGGCCGGTGACAGATCTCGCCGGCAAGGTGGCGAAGCGGGCGGGCGAAACGGTGCAGCACGCGTCTGACGCTGCGCCCGGTGCAACGGCCGCCGTTGTTGGCGTCATCGGCACGGCCATTGCCGTTCGTGGTGCGCGTGCCGCATGGAACATGGGGCGCGGTGTGCTCGACATCCTGCGCGGCGGTTGGATGGCGCGACGGGGTGGGGGTGCTGCTGCCGGGGGCGGTGCTGCCGGCGGCCGGATCGGTAAGGCACTCGACGCGTTGAGCGGCGCTGCCGGGGGCGTTCAGCGCGTATTCGTTGTCAACTTGCCGGGAAGCGGTCTTGGCGGCGTCGCGGGAGCCGCAGGTGACCTGATGGGCGATCTGGCCGGCGGCGGCTCTGGTGGTGGTCGCGTTCCGCGCGGTCGTCTCGGTCGTGTCATCGGTGCGTTTCGGACGGTCGCCGGCCGTTTCGCGCCCTACGCGGGGAGACTGGCGGTCGCCGGCAGTGTCCTGAAGATCGCATTCGCAGCCAAGGACGCGTATGCGGTCGCGCGCAGCGATCAGCCGACCGCGCGGAAAGCGGAAGGGTACGCAAGCATTGGCGGCTCGCTGGCCGGGGGCGTCGTCGGGGCGAAGCTCGGCGCGGGTATCGGGATGCTCGGCGGGCCGATCGGGGCGGCCATTGGTGGCGTTCTCGGCGGTGCGGTCGGCACGTTTGCCGGCGGAAAGTTACTTGGGGCGATGGCGCGGTGGGCGACGGGCTCGAAGGACGGCGACAGTGATGCGGCGAAGGCGGCCGCGAAGGTGGCGGCCGGCCCGGATTCGCCGCAGTCGCGGCCGTTCAAGGTCGAGCAACAAAACTCGTTTGCTCCGGTGTTCCACATCAAGGTTGAGGGCAGCACGGACACGGAGATTGCGGACAAGCTGCTCGCGCGCATCAATCCGCTGATTCAGCGGACGATGACCGAGTCGCTGGACAAGAGCAACCGATCGGCGATGTTCGATGCGCCGCATCTGTAAGGGGGGTAGATGGACTTCATTTCCAGTGTGACGCAGGCGGCGACGCAGGCGAGCATCGCGTCCGAACGCGTTCGACACGTCGTGCGGGTTTTCGATCGAAACCGCAGCGCCAGTCAGAACACGGTCGACACGTTGACGAAGCTCGCGACGGGGAATCTCACGTCGGCCGCTGACCTGTTGCGCGGGGCGACGAGCCTGCTGTCGGTGGCCGGCGATCTGAGTCCGCGGATCGGAACGGTGATGCGCAGCTTTTCGGCGACGGGGGCGGCCGTGAGCGGCATCGTCAAGATGGTTGGCGGGATCAATCATCCGTTGATCCAGTCGGCCGCGCAGTCGGTCATGGGCGCGTTGGGCGACGCGAAAACACAGTTCTCGGCGTTGGTCGGCGAGCAGACAACGGGCGCACTGCAGTCGTTTGCGCAGACGACGGGCCTCAGCTCGGTCCTTTCCGGCCTGTTCGACAGCGCGACGTCTTCCACCCCTCATCTGCTGACGCTATCAACGGATGACGGGGGCGCGTTCCACTTCGGGCTGTCGACGGCGGCGTACGACAAGCTGCGGCGTTCGACGCGCTTCAAGATCGCATCGCAGGAGCGCTTGAATCGCGAAGAGGCGCAGCAGCCGGTGAGTCAGGGCGGCGACACGATCACGCTGTCGGGCGTCGTGTTCCCGTCGCTCGGTGCCGGCTTTCGTCAGCTCGAAGCGTTGCGGGCGATCGGTGCGAAGCTGAAGCCGGTGCAGCTGACGGCCGGCACGGGCGACGTGCTCGGGCGCTGGTATCTGCACAGCGTCGACGAAGAGCAGGAGGCGCTGATGTCCGACGGTGCGCCGCGCAAGCAAACCTACAGCCTGGAGTTCGGCCGCTATGGCGAAGATTTTGCGAACCTCTGACGGCGACATTCTCGACACGCTCTGCTATGCCCATTACGGGACATTGAAGGGCACCGTCGAGGCTGTGTACGAAGCCAATCCGGGGCTCGCGCGCGAGGCGCAGCCGTTTCGATCGGGCGTCTTGATCACGATGCCCGATCTCGACACGCCGCGCGACGATCCGATTCAGCTCTGGTCGTGAGGGAGGAGCGATGCAGGCAATATTTCAGGTCGTCGCGAACGGCGACGACATCACGCGCGTGATTCAGGACCGTGTGCTGCGGATCCAGACAACCGACAAGCCGGGCCTCGAGGCGGACGAATGCGAGCTGGAGCTGGACGACCGTGACGGCAAGGTTCGATTCCCGCCGAAGGGCGCGACGTTGAAGATCTCGCTCGGATGGGAGGGGCAGGGGCTGTCGATGCTCGGCGAGTATGCCGTCGACGAGATCGTGCTGCGCGGGCCGCCGGCGACGATCGTCATCCGCGGCCGACCAGCCAACATGCGAGCGACGTCGAAGACGCAGCGCAATGGCAGCTGGACGAACGTGAAGCTGGCCGACATCGTTGGCGACGTCGCTCGTCGCAACAAATGGATTGCCGCGTGCTCGGTCGACGCGGCGATTCCGCGCGCGGATCAGTTCGGCGAGAGCGACCTGCATTTCATCACGCGAATCGCGCGGCAGTATGGCGCGACCGCAACGGTGAAGGCCGGCAAGCTGATCGTTGCGCCGATCGGCGGAGGCAAGAGTGCGAGCGGCAAGACGCTGCCGGCGATCACG